GGTAATTTGATCTAAGTATTTTAATATTATATGTTAGTTATATTAACATATAGTATTTGACATTTGTTTCAAGTAGCTTTTATGAAGACTATTTTTCTGATTTGCGAAAGCAATTCTATGAGGAGTTATTTAAATTTGTATTTAAATAACTCGCGGTGAGTCATTACTTATTTATACTTAATGTGTTTGTTGAAGTTTACGCTTCAGATGGTGTATTGAGTCGTTTTGAGTAGAGTGAGAAGAGTTATTGGTGATTGAAGTAATTGTTTAACGTGCTAGTTACTTCTCTGATTTGTTACAAACGTGATTTTAAAATGAACCACGAATTGCCAGATTCGTATTAAGTTTTGAGATTACCTTGTAATTAAGAACGTGCCACGGACAAGCGAAAAATCGCAGTAGATAAACGTAGATCCCTTGCCTGTTTTGCAGGTATGGAATGAAAGTTTGGATTATGTAAGCATAAGTTAACCTCTGAGTGAGCCCTAAGTTGATGGGCGAGACAAGTTAGCGAGTGCGCTTAAATTAATTTGAATTTTCTACGCCATGGTAAGTAGGAACGATTGAAATTTTGAACTGTAGACCGCAGTCCCATGTGGCCTAATTTAAAACATGGATTCTTTTCAAATGGCATATAAAAATAAAAATAAAAATAAAAGTAAATTTTGTGATAATAAATGTAAATTGTGTAAATTAACTTTAGATATTTGTGATTGTGATAATAATGAATTTTTATATCGTATTATAACCCCTAGTAAATATTTTTTCTTAGATATTTTAAAACGCGAATTAGTTAATATTAGTTGTAATGATTTTAAACGTAGAGATTTTTCCTCTTTTGAATTTAGAGGTTTGGTTATTAAATTTAGAGGTCCCAGAGAACAGGCTAAGAAAATTTTTTCACGCATGTTTGACGGAGTAGAAAGAATGAATAACAACCAGAAGAATTTTAAAAGTGAAGGGTTGATTGAGACGATAGAAGCGGCAAAGGAAAAAATTAAAAATTTTTTAGAAGGATTAAGTGTGATTTTTTCCACAGTGGCTAAAGTTGGTGAAGTTTCCAATGCTGTTAACGCTAAGTATGAAAATTTTAAAAATACATATTTAAATGTTAGCGCTAGTTCTAAAGCGAACGCTACTATTGTTACTGAATTAGCCATGAAGTTAATGTCTTTGTTGATTGTTGTGAAAGAAATTGTTTTTGATGGTATATTTACTCATTTAAAATTCGTATCATTATTTATATGTGTGTATTCTCTTTTTAATTATGTTAAAGTTATAAGTAAAGTAGGATTTCCATTTAGAGCCGAATCGCTAGAAACGATCATGATTGCAGGAATTAGTGCTTTTTTACCATCAAGTTGTGTTAACTTATTGCGTAAAATGCAGACTTTAACGTCTAAAAAATTGTTTGATGAGCAGGGTATAATTTTTGAATTTATGACTGTTTTACACGGTTTGCTTATGGGTTTTTGTGATTATTTACCAGAGTTTTTTGGACAATATGTAAAGTCTATGATTGAGTTATTTGGTATTGCCGAGTTTGGTTACATCCAACAGGTGAAAAAAGTTTTAGAGCAATGGGTTAAAGACCGCAAAGTGATATTAAGTAATACTTATAGATCGACCGTTTTGGAGTTAGATGCTAAGTTGAGAGAGATTGATATTAAAAAATTTTTTTCTAAAAATAAAATGTTATCAGCTATGGTTAGTGATTTTAATAGAATGGTTAAAGCTATTAATGCTTATGAAAGTACAGCGAGAATGGAACCAACTTGTTTTGTTTTTGAAGGCCCACCTGGGTGTAGGAAATCAGTTACGGTTAATAAGATTATCAGGGTATTAGGTGAAACTCATTACGCTCACGTAGTTAAATCTACGGAAGACGGAAAAGATTGGTACGACAGTTACAATAATGAAACCATTTTTTATATGGATGACGTAGGCCAAATGGGTAAATCTCAATGGAGGAAATTGATCAACTGGATTTCAGCAGTGAAGTTACCGTTAGATTGTGCAGAAGCAGAGTTAAAAGATACTAAATTTTTTAATAGTGAGTTAGTTTTGTTGACTACCAATAAATTCCAAACCTTGTCAGGTTTCACAGCTAAAGATTGTATTGATACACCCGAGGCGTTGTGGAGAAGAGGTTTTGTTTTTGATTTTGCGAATGTAACACCCCATGGTGATGGAATAACAGGAAATGTAACTTTTAGGTATTTTGATTTGAATAGCAAAAGTTTTGTGGATGGTTTTCCCCAAGACTTTAAAGATTTTTTAGCTTTAATGGATGTTGAATTAGCCACTAGTTGTGATTGTAGTGATCAGAATACTTTGTTAGTTTGGTTTAGCGATGTTATAAATGGCTTTAGGGCTATGCGTAAAGGACAGTTAGAAGACAATACTTTAAATGAAGACGATATCACTAATATTCGTAAGCGAGGTTCTTTCTATACGGAAGGATTAGTTGATGGAGTTTGGGATATTGCAGAGTGCTTTACTGAGTATTTTTCTTACGTTTCTGAAACTGCCCAAAGTTTGTTTGGTAGTATGTTAGCCACCATTTATGATAACCCGATATTAAGTTATGTAGGTATGTCAATTTTAGTGATAATCTATTTTATGACCTTCTACGGTTCCAAACTAGTTAGTGCTAGTCAAGGAGCTTTTCTAACGAAGATTAGTGATAGTGTAGATGTTAGTAGCATACTAGATGGTTATGAACGCATTCCGAATAATGACCTACACACATTATCTCAAAAAGCTATAAGACAAGTGTATGAGGTCATGTTGACAGTTCACACGAACGAAAAATTCGTTAATAGACATTGCTATGGTGTTGTTTCAGAGCGATTTGTTATTTTGCCTTACCATTTGGTGCACGAGAAGAAAGTTGAGTTGACTATTTATAAGGATAAGAAAGCTAACCACATTTTAGTAGACCACATGGTTGTTGAGGTAGTTTATTTTAGTATTGAAGAAGATGTTGCCGTTTTGCAGTTGAGTAAGGGTTTTCCCTCGCCATTTCCTAAATTAGATAAATGTTTTAGACCGCTTAATGGTGAAAACCCGAAACCAGTAGGTTTAGGTTTTCCGAACGAATGTGTTAAATTAGAAGGTATTTTATCTAGTTGTGGCAATAAGCCCGTTGTGTATGAGACCGCTTTTGGTCAATTAACAGCTCTCAATACAGTGAAGTACAACTCATTGCATTTTCCAGGTATGTGTGGTGTTCCAGTATTATCTCAGGAAGGTTTAATTTTAGGTGTTCATGTAGCAGGTAGTGATATCGAAAGTACAGGAGTGACTATGGTTTGGAGTGAGAAGAGAAGAAGATTGTTATTTGATTTGTTAACAGAGGAAGATAATGGTTTGAAGTTGAAAGTAGGTATGAGCGGGAAAGTTATTCCTGATTCAAGTGCTATTAAAATTGAGACAGACTTAAGTGCTCATACCCCCAAGAATTCAAATTTTGTTAAATCACCTTTACATGGTGCCTTTCCTATTTCGAGAATTCCGGCTAATTTATCAGTTTATGGTAAGCATACGGTGAAGGATATAGCTAAACAAGCAAGAGCTCCTATTAATAGTGTTAATCAAGATGAGTTGGATTTCGCAGAAAAAGTGATTTCTCAGTATTTTGCTGAGTTTAAGGATTTGTCGATGGAGAAAGTAATTAAAGGAGATGAAGTTTTATCAGAAATGAATAGGAAATCATCGAATGGAATTTTTCCTCTTAAAACCAAGGAAGAGTGTTTCGATTATGCAAAAGGAGAGATGACCGAAAAGTTTGCCGTGATATTTGAAGACTTTGTTAAAAAGATGAGTACAGGAGATGTTGATTTAGAGGATATTTTGTGGACTGAGACCTTGAAAGATGAGTTGAGGGGGATTGAAAAGAAAACCCCGCGCAGTTTTAGAGTTTGTCCAGTTACTATGCAAGTATTAACCAAGTTATGTTTTGGTAACATGGTTAAACACATTTTTTTAACTCGCGACTTCAACGAAATAATGATTGGTGTAAACCCTTTTACTGAATGGGATAGTTTATATAAAAGATTATCCGATTTATTTTGGGATGGTGATATCAAATTTTACGATAAAAGTATGCTAGTACAAGCCCAACAGCTTGCAGCGAAAGTTATATTGAAGTTTTATAAAGGAGATTATCCAGAAGCTGCCAGAAATATTTTGGAGAATATAGCTCATTCTGCAGTGTTAGTAAATGACGACGCATACATTACTACGCATTCGTTACCGTCTGGAAGTTGGTTAACAGCATTTTTTAATAGTTTAGTAAATCGAATATACACAGCTATGTGGTATTATCGTGAGTTGACGAAGAATGGAATCAAACCTTTGTGGTACAATTTTCATCGTGATTTGATGGATTTAGTTTATGGTGATGATAGATTAAATTCACTTTTGAATAAGGATTATGCAAAATTTTTAAACGCAGAAACTATGGCTGAATTTTTCGAGAGTATTGGTATGGGAATGACGGATTCCACGAAAAATAAGATACAAAAACCCTTTAATGATATAGAGGAAATTACTTTTTTAAAAAGATCATTTGTTTTCCATCCTACCATAGGGAAAATAGTTTGTCCATTAGATTTGAGAACAGTGTATAGCACTCTTTCTTGGATAGATAGTTCTAAGAACGATTTAGAACTAGTTATGCAAGATAAGATTAGTGCTTTTCAACGAGAGATGTTTTTACACTCGGATTTATACGAATCACATATGGTTGAATTGAAAAGTTTCTGTGATACTCAGGGTGTGCCTTGTAAAATTTTACCCAAAGAGTATTTAATATCCTTATATAAAGAAGGAGGATATGACACCGAATATAACAAGAAATTCGGTGTTTTGAGTGTGTAATTAATTTTATTTTTAAATTTTGTACATAAAATCTGCCTGAAACTTAAGAAAGTTTCCAGCGCAAAGGAGGTGGGTGCGTATTTAAACACTTTAGTTTAAATATTCATGTTATTAATTTGCGTACTTTATTGTTCGATCTGTTTATAATAGTATTTTGTATTGTACTAGACATGCTTCCAATAATTTTATTTAAAATACAAATTCTATTAATAGTCTATGGTAATAAGCCTATTCTTAGAAGTTAAACTATATATTTTACTGCCATGAACGAAGTTTTTGATAAATATAATACGTCCTTAAGGACGAAAGAGGTAGTTGAGGCGCCTTTCGTTTACGATAAAATGCCTATTGTCGATCATATTCCTCCGGAATATAAAATGAATTATGATAAAATTCTCGACAAACCTTTTTTAATTTCTACTATTCCTTGGAGTAACGCTGCTACTGTTTATACGGAGTTAACAAGGCTCGCATTTCCTGCAGCCTTGCAAACAAATGTTTTAGCTAATGTTCCGTTTGATTCTTCTATGTTCTTCCAAGCACAAATGTGTTGCATGTTACAAGTGTCGGGTACTCCGATGCATCAGGGTTTATTGTGTGTAGCAGCAGTACCTCACGGAGCACCAGCGGTTGTTAATCCCAACCAAATTCTTGCAGCTCCACATGTCTTTATTAATGCCAATGAGTCTACGTCTGTTTGTTTAGAATGCCCTTTTTATTCATCCACTAATGTGATTAGAACAAAAGCGGGTGGTGCTACGGACTGCTTGTCCCCGTATGGCTTTGATGTTTTCGATTTAGTTTTATTTGTTATGGATCCACTCCAGCAATCTGCTGGTGCATCCACTACTGTCTCTTTGTCTGTGCATTGTATCTTTAAGAAAGCTGATTTTTATGTACCGAAAGTGCCTTATTCTTCATTTCAAGCACAATGTGGACTGGAAAAAGGGTGTTGGCCATTTGGATGCAAATCCGATGCCCATACCTCTAGTAAATGTAAGTGCGGAAATGAAATTTCATCTGATTTTAGAGCTGAAGGTTTCATGGAGAGACTGATGAAGATTCCTACTCAGGTTGCTGATGGAGTTGCTACTGGTTTGAAGAAAGTGTCTGGTGATTTGATAGATACACTACGAGTGGGTTTTAGAGAGTTGACAGGATTTCACAATCCTAACATTCCAACGATTGAAGCTAGAAACATCGTTTCTTTCCAGTCTACACCAAACAGTGTTGATACCCCTACTCATATGACCGTGATGGATAATCACAGTCTGTTTAGTAGAGTGTATGATGATTTTTATTTTAGGACAGGTCAGGATGAAATGGATCTGAAATATTTGTTGTCTAAACCCGTGTTTTTGGGAAAGTTTAAGGTTGATTCGAATACTGTTGTTGGTAAGAACTTGATGGCGTATCCGATTTCACCTTATGTAGAAGTTGGATTCAATGGGTCTGCCCAATCTGGTGATGCAAGTAACCCTTTTTATTCTATTATGCGTACTGTGTATGAGATGTCGAGACATTGGCGTGGAGACTTGAAATTACATATTCAAGCTGTGTGTACGAATTTTCATTATTGTAAGATTGCTGTTCTGAAAGATTATCAAATGTCATCTTTAACAGGAGCAAACGCAGTTCCACGATATGTTGATATCCACAATTTGAATATTGATACCTTAGAGTTTTCGGCTGGAGGTCAAATACAAACTATTGACTTAAAGTATGCATCTTTCTTGAAACAAATTGAATGTACTAAGGATTTAACAGCAAATTCAACTTTACATGGGATGGTGTATGCCTATTTGATGCAACCTTTAACTTACAATAGTAATGTTCCTTTGTCTGTAACGTTTAATGTTTACATGTCGGGTGGAGATAATTTGGAGTTTTCTGGTTATTCTACCGATAATTTTATTGTAAGCGGTGGTGCTTCCCCAGTTTATCCAGCAATTCCTAACTTGTTTGGTAAGCAAGAGAGTGGTATTTATATCGCAGGTAAGTATACGGATGCAAATGGTGCTTACGAAGCTAAACTTGAAGAGGATAAACTGAAATATTTAGCTAGTGTTAATAGAGCAGTTTATGTTGTTCCAGATGGAACATCCGTTAGTCCAAATTTGTTAGATAGAGTTGCATACATGTCGGGTGTCAGTGTTAAGGAATTAGAGAAGTTGAATCCCAAATTTAAAGAATCTGTAGGTAAGAAGAACGGTTACACAGTCGTGATTGAAGCAGTAGCTGCGAAAGCGCAAGGTTCTGAAGAAGGAAATGTTACGACAGTGCAGGCTTCTTCACAGGAGGATTTGAATAACCAGCAGATGAATACAAGAGAGGTGAATAATGCTGCTTTCAGACCAAATACGTCAGTGAGAGATTATTTGCGATTCATGTATCCAAAAGCTACAACTATTGTGAATCCAACTGTATTGCAAAATTCTAGTGTATTTTTTGTATCTGATTTCTTTAAGTGTGATGGTAGTGTTGATGATGGTTTTAAAGCTTTGGCAAGTTCTTTCTTAGGTGTTTCAGGAGGGGTGAAATTGAAGTTTAAGATTACAGGAGCTTCCACAGCTTCTTTGATTTTTGTTCCGCCAGGTGTTTACTCACCTGGTTTTAATTTCCAGCGTTTGTACTCTAGTAGAGTTGCTCCAGATGATACCGGAGTAGGTGCTGAGTGGGTTAAGAGTATCCATTATAACCCAACTGGAAAATCGTTTACTACACCTCAAATGGAAATTCCAGATTACGTAAGACCGTATTCAAATTCCGTTGCTGGTAATACCGCTCCAGCCATGTCTAATACTTTAGAGTTGGAGTGTGTTGTCCCTAATATGAATATGTGTAATTTTGTTGGTGATGCTACCAAGTGGAGAAACTCTGCTAGTCCGTTGTCTGATTTTGGTACTGTTATTATTTTTTATAATGCAGTTTCCAACGGTACGTCATATGTACCTGTAAACATTGTACCTTTTGTAGGTTTGAGTGACGAAGCTCGTGTCGGTTTTCAATGTTTTAATGTAGCTAAGCGCGTGCCAACTGTTGCTAGTGCTACTATTCCAGCAGCAGATTGTAGAATTTCGTTGTTTAATAGTGGTACTATCGGTGGGGTCATTCCAGGTGCGTTTCCTGTGAAATGGGCTGCTAGTAGATACGGGAAGGATTACTATTTTAATGTATAATTTTATTCTCTTTTTGTTTTTAAGTTTTGTTTTATTAATCAAAACTTTAAGTGTTGTTTTGCCACTTGTTATTTTAAATCAAGTGAGTGTTATTGTTTTTAAATTTTGTTTATAAATCAAAATTTGTATTTGTTTGGCAATGTTTGTTGTTTAATAAAACGTTGTATTGTCTATGTGAGTAGATATTGGTGACTATTGTAAGTGTTCGTAGTTACCACATTAAGAGACTTATCTCTTCAAAAGTAATTTGGGGAGTATAAAGATTCAAATTATTTTTTTAAGTCTCTC